TTACCGAATGCGCCGGCTGAACCGACTAGCGCTTTGGCGGTGGTGGAGAGCTCGCCCTTGCGGGCAAAGGCCGGCAACTGGGCCGGATTGAAAACAGCAATGTTACTCATGGTTTCCTCGTGGTTGAAAAATCAAAAAGGGCGTGGTATCGCGCAAAGCGTGCACAACGGCACGAAAGATGAAGCCCTTGGCCCGTTGCTCGGGAGGCAGACGGTAGAACGGCGCGATGCAGGGATGTTCTTTTTTCTCTGCATCTTTAACTGGGCCCCACGTCCAGCCGTCCACCAGCTTCTGCCGCAGCCAGCTTTCGTGGCTTGCTTCAGGATCGGCGTCTTTGCCGATGTGCAATGAAACACCGGTTATGGCGCTGTCCTTCTGCCATTGCGGCGCATCTTCCCACGCCGGCTGCGACATGTCGCCCAATGCTTCGCAGTAGGCGCGGTTGACTTCGTGGCAGACGCGGGCGATGTCAGGGATGTTCATGTTACTTCCTCGGTTTCGTGACGCTGACCGTCACTTCTTCCATGGTGCTCAGCCCGGCGGGCACGAGCGTGGGGTTCGCGTCAAGGAACTCCTGCATGTTCTTTTGCGCGATGCGTTTCTCCAGCAACTGCGGCGCCGCGTTGTCCAGAATGAACTGGCCCATAGCTTCCCAGTCTTGCGCGTAGAAACGCTTGGTGGTCTTGAGCGTCACGGTGCCGTGCGAGGTGCTCATCGAGCGCCCACCAGCAGCTTGCAGGATGTCCTTCATCGCTGCCGCGACTTCGCCTTGCTGAGCCTTGATGGCGACTTCAGCCTCTTCGTACTCACGTGTCAACGTGGACAGCTTGTCCCGCATCTTGATGTAGACTTTTGCGAGACGATCCATCGTCACGTTGGGCTCCGCGATGTCAGCAACAGACATCGCTAGTCCGACGCCGACACCTTCAGTTTCTTCGGTCATGTCATTTCTCCGTATGAGGGGCTTATGTTACCCCGGTTTTGTACACTGTCAAGAAGTTTACTGCTTATTTTTTCATAGGGTTTTCCCTCCCCAAAAAAGCGTACGGCCCGTATGCGTGTCCGACGTGCTCAAAGTGCTGCTGCACACGCTCGTATTCCTGCGTCAGGGCAAGCTGGTATTCTTCTTCTGACATTGCCCCGGAAACCCCTCTGTAATACGCCATAAAGCGTGGGGCGAGTATTTGGGGGAACTCGGGCTTCACGTCTTCACCCCCGTCACTTCCTCATCAAACATCGCCGTTAACAGGGCGTGGTCCGTTACTTTAGCATCCATTGCCGCAAACATCTTTTTCTCAATGGGGCTGCTCTGGATGTGGATCACCGTGATTTTTTCCGCTGTCTGCCCTTGCCGATCGGCGCGGGCTATCGCCTGTGTATACAATTCAACGGACATCAGGGGGCCGAAGAAGACTACAGTATCGGCCGCGGTCAAGGTGATCCCGTGCGCGGTAGCTTGGGGCTGCATGACGAGGACGCGAGGATCAGGAGCATTCTGGAACTTGTTAATGATTTCCCCCCGGCGATTCGCCGATACCCGCCCGTCGATCACCGCCACCTGATACCCGTGCTTGCTCAAGAACGCTTCGATGCTGTCAATGCTCGATCGGTACATGGCGAAGATAGTGACCTTGCGGCTCGTCTCTTCCAAGATCTCCAGCAACAGGTTCATGCGCGGCGTAGCGTCGAACTCGACAACATCGCCATCTTCTGAATACACGCCGCCACAAGAGATTTGCAGGAGTTTATTCACCACCGCGGCCTTGTTCACGGCGCTGATCGTCTGTCCGGCGGCCACCACCAGCATGTCATTCTTGATGCGCTCGTAGTACTTCGCCTGCATCGGCGTCAGTGCCACTTCACGTGTCGTCTTCAGTACCGGTGGTAGATCAAGGCACTCTTCTTTTGTGTACCGGATAGCCGGCTGCAGCGCAGCGAAGACCTTCTCCTTGGCATCTGCTTTGGGCGCCCACTTGAACATGGTGATCTTGTTCATCACACGGTCGCGCCACGCGCCGAAGAACTGCGGTACGCCTGAAGGGTTTACGAGTTTTGCCAGCCCGTAGGCATTGACGGGCGACTGCGCTGCCGGGGTGCCTGTCATCATCCATAGGAACGTGTCGGGGTGAACGATCTTGGCCAGTGCCTTCCAGCGCTTGGTGCTGACATTGGAGTAGCCGTTCGCTTCATCCACGATCACTAGATCGAAGCGGCCGTCAGCCACGACCTCATCCGCCACAAGGTTTAGCCCGTCGTAGTTGATGATCACGAATTCGTAATCGCCTTGGATGAGCTCGATACGACGCGATGCCTGTGAGTGATGCGCGATCACTGCACTCCGATGGATCACACTGTTATTGATGTCCCCCATCCACGCACTGTGCATGATCGAGAGCGGACAGATAATGAGGCAGCGCCGCACTTCACCGCGCGCCATCAAATAGTCGGCCGCCCATAGGGCGGAGATCGTCTTCGCAGTACCCGGATCGTTGAAGCAGAACGCACGGCGGTGCAGCGTGAGGAACCCCGCGGTCGTCTTCTGATGTGCCATGGGCTTGTAGCGCCCCGGCCACGCGTAGTTGCGCTCGATGGGGGAAGGCACGTTCTTCAGGCCGAGGTTTTTTAATACCCGAGCCTCGTCTAACCCCCAGTGCACGAACACCTCCGCGCCACCGGGGATCGCTTGCACGAAATGTTTTGGGATGACGCTGAACTTTTCCGGAGTGCGAGTACGGAATTTCAGCGCGCGGTTTTCAACGATTTCCAATTTGATCTTCCCTCAGTTGCACTCTCATTGTGTAAATGTGCTTGTCATCCATTTTTGACTCCAGCATGTACGCCGGATAAAAACGCGTGATGACGCGCATCTGGCTTTTGGGCACTTCAGGTGAACACGTTACCAAGTGTTCAAACATACGCTTTTCCAGATCATCCATGCCCGTGCCGCCCGGCGGCACAACGTACTCTTTCTCCGCATACTTCAAGTACCACGCATCAAGCAGCACTTCAATCGGGACTTTTGGCATTTGGCACTTTCAGGCGGACCGTCACGTGGGCTTGCGCGTATTCGAGTTCGTAGCGTACAAGCATCTGGTGCGCTTTTGTTTCAAATACGTAGTCCATAAAGTCCACGTTTTTCCGTGCATAGTAGTAGGCCAGCGTACCGATATCCTGCATCACAAGATTGCCAGTGCCGTCTTCAAAAGCAGTTTCCGTCAACCACGCGCCGATATCACCGTACTTCGTCAGCCACAGGTCAAGGACAACTTCAGGGGTGAAGTGCAGTGGTCGGCGACCTAACGATCTAATCGTCCTTGGGAACGTGATAGCCATGCTCGCCCTTTCTCCAGTCGCGGTTTTTCTTGGCCGCTTCGAGTTTGAGATTCTCCTTCACCGTTTTCCCTCCGCTGTCCAGCGCCACCTTGTGCGCGATATCCTTGCCGTCCCCGATGGGGGACGTGCCGTCGCGTACCGCGGCTCTCTCGGCGCGCCGCCTTTCGACACCGGCCTTCTTCTGCGCTGGCTGCGCATTATATTTCGCTTGGTAAGCGAGCTTAGCTTTGGTTGACTTTGGCATTTCAATTCCTTCCATTAAACTCACAAGTCAAGACGTCACAGTGCTTCTTGCACAGCCCCGACTGCTTGGGATTCCACACACCGTTGGCATGCGCCGCATCGAGCCTTGCAACACGTTCACGCCAGCGCCACCACAGCTCCTGCTCCTGATCGCGGGACACCTTGTACTTTGCGGAAGTGCCCTTGAGGACGAACAGCAGGCCACCGCTCACCTGCCTGACATGCGGGAAGTGCGCAAAGATCAGCAACGACATCAGCATGAGCTGGTCCGTGTCGGGGTACCTGTCGCTGCCGGACTTGTAATCGAACACCCGGGCGGTCAAGTTGTCGTCCTCAATGATGACGAGATCGGCGATGCCGCGGCACCAGACGTCTGGGGCGTCGAAGGCACAGGGCGTCAAGTCCTCCCGCACCCCCATCTCCAATTCTGTCAACTTCCTTCCCGGCATCGAGTTCAAAACCTCAAGCGCGGGGCGCAGGAAGCCGAAGCTGACATCCAACTCTCGGCCATCACGGATGTTCAATTCACACTGCTCGTGCAACTGAGTACCGTAAAGCGTCGCCTCCGTCTCCACGCGTGGGTAGTTCTTCAGCACCTTCATTTCGTGATATTGACGCGAACACTGCTCGAAGGACTTAACGGCGGAGTAGGAGTGCTTGGTCACAGTTTCGCCGTCTCTATAATCTGGTTCAGCTTCATGCTAAACGCGTTGACAAACGTCTCGTCTTTGTACAGCGGGTTGCCCATGTCGTACAGGATCGCGTGTGTCACTTCATGCCAGAATGTCTCGTGCTGGCCGCCGTGTCCGTGCAAAGCGCGTTGCTTTTTCTTCGGACTGTGCGCGACATTAACAAGGCCGCTGTCCAGCCATGTCGTTCCCCAGACGTTTCTGTTGCGCCCGATCTCGGGCACCATCTTCACGGTATACGGGGTATTACCCACTACGAAGCTCTTCGGTATCTGCATTGTCATTTCTCCTTTGTGCGCCGGTGCGGCGCGTTGTTACTTCTTCGCCATTCCATAACTCCTGTGTACCCCGCCATCCGCAGCAAGCGGAATGCCGGGCAGCCACTCGGGTTCGACAACCATCTGCTGCAACATCCACTTGTACCCCTGCAGTGCTTCTGCTTCGGGTAGCAATGCAAGCCCTTCATCGTGCACGGTCCCCAGCACCCGGTACCTTTCACCAATACGTAGCAGCCCATCAGACATGACGATACGCGCAGAACCCTGCGTTACATTATTACAAACCCGGCCCGGGTACAGCTTCTGCCTTTTCTTTCCGTTCATGAAACTATACTGCGGCCGGCCCTTCTTGTCTAGCTCCACTTCAATGCCCGGGTAGCGGATGCTCATGCCGCTGGCCATCACGATCTCTTCTTTGCGGAAAAGCAGCATGCCCTTGTGGTCGTACTCTTCGCCCCCCACGAGGCTGCGCTCGATCAGGTGCCCCAGCAAGCCCCAGAACTGCACCACGGGGTCCGCGGCATCACGGTACTTGTCAATGATCGCCTTGGCTGCCAAGCAGTGGATCAGCAGCTCCTCCTCGGCGCACGTGTGCGGGATCTCGTTCATCTTGGCCACGTTCTCATGCCACGCAAGGAAATCGCGCGCCATCTGCGCCGTGACGCCCAGCTGTCGGGCCTCGGCCTTGGTATACCGCTTCGGATCAGCGCCAAGGACGCCTACAAGAAGTTGTGCAGCAAACGCAGCCCAGCCGAGTTGAAATCCGCAGTTGTGGACAATGAGAGGCCCTGCATCGGTAAGGATAGTGAAACGGCTACGCGGCCCTGCCAAGGCGATGTCGAAGACCCGTGTTTTCACTTTCAAGATCTGCGATGCGCTGTCGCAACGCAACGACTTCTCGTGCGGTGATGCGTCGTTTGTTTTCCATGTTGACGCTGCGGGTAACAAACCGCAGGTTGCCGG